GATTTTCACGACATTTTCCGGAGAGAGTTTCTCTGGGAGCTGCCGATAGAGGGATGAAGGGACTATTCCGGTGTTGTCAGCCACGGTGTTAACCGTATCTGGCCCGACTGTCTTTTTATACCATGTTGCAATACTCATGTTTTGCATTATGCAATACTTCTTCTAAACTTGCAACACGCCGAGTGTCGCTTCTCGCTTGACTTTTTTCGCAATATGCGATTATATGAATTGCAGAAAGCAAAAGAAATATTGCAGGTTGCGAAAGGAATCACTGATGGCTGAATACAAAATGCAGTTCCGAGACGGCTTCCTAGACCGAACCAAACAAATGAGCGGACTCAAAACAGACGAAGCCTTCGCCGGAGCAATAGGAGTCAGCGAAAGCGTCCTAGCCAGAGCCAAAAAAACCAACGAATGCACGCCACTCATGCTCATAGGACTCTACAAAGCATTCGGCTTCCAACCCGGAGAAATCGCCCAAATCAAACAAACCGCCTAACCACACCACACACGCCAAGGAATTAAGGAGCAATGCATGGCATCGCAATACAGCAGCCCATTCGACATCGGCTCACATGAAAGCATCGACTCGCATCTGGACATCATCGCAAACATGCTGGTCTCATGGGACAACCGATTGTGCGAGCTTGGAAGACGCTGGAAAAGCGCCGCCGCCATAGCGATGGGAACGGCGCTTGTGATTCAGCTGATTCGATCGTTCAGTTCACGCTGATTCTCGTTGAGAATAGCGACGGCTTCAGCCAGATGCTTCACAGACCTCTTCAAATAGTTCATGTAGAAGCTTTGGCTGGAACTGCCGAGAGCCGAGTTGATGTCGGAAATCGCTTGGCTTATCTCCTGTCCGGCGTCTTTCAATATTTCACCTCCTTTCATGCTCGGATTGAACATCACAAGCATATGCGGAGCAATCAAAAATCCAAGGAGACCCCAAATGAACAACGAAATCCAGCCTTTCGAGTTCGAGGGCAACAAGGTCAGAGCACTGGCCGATGGCGACGAGGTGATGTTCGTCGCATCCGACATCGCCAAGATTCTCGGATACCGTGACGCTGCGAACCTCGCCCGCAATCTCGATGACGACGAGAGGGGTATACACGAAGTGAGTACCCCCAGTGGAATGCAGAATATGACAGTTCTCACCGAGTCAGGTCTTTACCGTTCAATCCTCAACCGTGAAATCGCCTACGTGAAAGAACCGGAAGCGCAGGCGTTCGTCAAGCGCTTCCAGCGTTGGGTGACTCACGAGGTGCTGCCGCAGATTCGCAAGACAGGCGGCTACATTCCAGCTGGCGATGCAGATAGCGACGAGGACATCATGGCCCGTGCCGTGCTCGTCGCACAGAAGACCATCGAACGCAAGAACCAGCAGCTCCAAGCCAAGGACGCGCAGATCAGGGAACTGGAACCGAAGGCTCAAGCGCTTGATGATTTCACGAACGTGGAAGACAGGCTGCTTATTCGCGATGCGGCAAAGGTCCTGTCGAACGCCGGAACCCCCATCAAGGAAAAACAGTTGCGCGAGTGGATGGCCGACCATAACTGGATTTTCAAATCCGGTGGCTCTTGGCGGGCAACCGTAGAGCATTGCACTGCGGGTCATCTCGTGATGGTCATGTCCCAAAAGCATGGAGTCAAGGATGATGGCACGGAGTTCGCCTTCCCTCCCACCGTGCGCATAACCCGCAAGGGGTTGGCACTGCTGCACAAGCGTCTTGGCGAGATCGCCCTGGACAAGGCGCTTGACGCGGAGGTGGCGGCATGACGTTGTTGAATCCTCCCGCACCACCACAGGAGTTCGTTCTTGACACTGGCGGACACTGCGTATTCCGCATCAACGAGCGGAAAGGCGCATCCATCGTCGAAAAGGACGGAAAAAAGACGAGCACATTGTATGCGATTCCAGAATCGAAACTGGCTGCGTTCATCCAATGGGCTTCCGACGTTCACGGTCAATCACGATAGGAGACAGTAATGAAAGACGATTACAAGACCCGCATGGTCGAAGAATACCACGAACTCAAGGAACGCATCAGCAAACTCGATGATGCCGTCACTAGATACAAGAGGGGAGAGCTTGAGTTCAAACCGAAATGCCTTGGCGGCATGACCGTCGCCCAACTTTACATCATGCAAGACTACTTGCACGTCCTCTTCGACCGCATCAAAGCCATGGGCATCAGCCCCGAATCCGACGACGTGGAACCGGAGGAGGAGCCACTGCCACCTGAACCGCAATCGCATGGATTCTTCATTCCATGCGACGGCTCGCCATACCTGATTCTCCATGACATGGACGACACATGGTCATACGTGAAGAACAAGCCGGGCGTCATGAGCAAAATCCACAATTGGACTGAACTTACCTACGGTGTCAACTTATTCAGTGGATACCGCCACTGGAGTGAACTGGTCAAAGACTTCCAAGATTCAGCGTTCCCTCTCATCCCGTTGAACTTCTCGAATATGCCGGTCATCGCCAAGGCGCTCGCCGACAACAACTGATTCTTCCCCATCCGCCTGCAACCCGGATGGGGACCCATAAGCTTCGCCAGCCACTCCGATAAACAATCAAACAATGAAAAATTGGACGTTTATCGAATATCCACGTTCACCGGCTGGCAAAGATGGAACATCCCATGATGTTCCATGCCGTGGCGAAACACATCCAAACGAACCGTCACAAGCGTTTGCATACACACGCCGCCACGGCAATCGTCCAAGCCCACACAGTGGGAACAGGAACCGTACCACAAGACCATCGCCAATCGAACCAGACACCACACCTTCTCCTGTACTCAAAGGTATCCGACGATGATCTCGAACGGCTCGCGGTCCGAATCCGCGCTTGGACGCCAGCGGCATGACGTCAACGCCACCCATCGGGACGAAGTTTTTCACTTGGTTTTCTCCGTCCCGCATCGGGAACGATTGTCGGCCAGACTGGTTTTCCTTATTTTCCCAGTCGCCCCGCACACCCTTTTGCGAGCAACCGTCCAGCGTCATGCCGCAACCCGCTTACACCAACCACCAATCCAAGGAAGGAGCACACACAAATTGACGGCACCCATCATCTTCGAAGACGGCATCCTCACCAAAGACGAGGCAATCGCCTTCACGAAGGTAGGAAAGAAAACATTCGAAGACCTGTACGGGTTCCTCGGATACCAATCCGGCCAAAACAAACTCTTCACCAAAAAGGAACTCCTACTCCGATTCTACGAAATCAAGGACCAAGCAAAGGAGGTCAAACAATGACCACCAGACGACTAGTCACCCCGAAAGACATACGAGACAGACAATTCCGACTCTCATTCCCATTCATGGGATACGACGCCAACCAAGTTGACGACTTCCTAGACGACTGCGCGCTCACCATCCACGCCCTCTGGAACGAAAACCGGAAACTCGCCACGGAAAACAGACGACTCCAATACGAGAACCAAACCCTCAAAACCGACGTGAGCTTCTACAAGCTCGCAGTAGACACCATCGAACACCAACCCAAGGAACAACAATGACCAACACCCCCAAATACGACTTCAGCAGCCTCCGCCCCGACGAACTCAACTCCACCATCGCCGGACTCACAGCACTGAACAAACGAAGCGCCGAAGCCCTCAAAGCCGCAAGAGAAGAATGGCGGCGCTCGCATGACGGCGGCGATAAGGAGCACGCCACGTTCGCCGGACTGGATGCGGGTGAAATCAGTCTCAGCAAAGGCACCGAAGGCCATTACAAGGTCGTTGACGAGCGTGCGTATGGTGCCATGCTGCATGACAGCAAATTCCTCATCCCCGGTGGGAACGATGCGGCTGAGGCCGTGTGGATGCCACGCCCCGAAGCGAAGTCGGAAGCCTATCTGAAGGACATGATCGCGGACCATGACGGCGAACTCCCGCCCGGCGTCGAGTTCAAGCCGGGACGCGCCCAGACCGTAACGCTTCGCACCACGAGAGGATTCGTGGACAAGGTTTTCACCAGCGAGATAGCACCGAAGATGTTCCAGATGCTCACTTCGACCAAGGAAGAGTAGCCATGTGCAAAAGCCTTACCATCACCAACGAGCAGGACACTTGGAGCCGCGCCCAGCTCGCGGCACTGTCCCAGCTTGGAGTGCAGAACGCGCAACAAGCCGACTTGGCGGTGTTCCTGCACCAATGCCAGCGTACCGGACTTGACCCTTTCAGTCGTCAAATCTACCTGATCGAACGCCGTCAGAAGCAAGGCAACGAATATGTTTCCAAGCAGACAATCCAAGTCGGCATTGACGGTTTCCGTCTCATCGCCCGTCGTGCGGCGGACAGGAACCATGAACTGTTCAGCGAACCGGAAACCCTCTGGTGCGGCGAGGATGGCGTCTGGCATGACGTGTGGATCGCCCAGACCCCTCCGGTAGCGGCGAAAGTCACGGTCCGCCGTGGAGAAGGCGAGTTCACCGGCGTGGCCCTCTACAGGGAATATGTCGGAACCCGTTACGACAAGAATCTCCACAGGCAGGTCACCACCAGCATGTGGGCTTCGAAACCGGTGACCATGATCGCGAAATGCGCGGAAGCCCTCGCATTACGCAAGGCGTTCCCGCAGGATTTGAGCGGCCTGTACACGACCGACGAGATGCAGCAGACCAACAACGAGACCGAAGAGGAAATGGTCGAAGCCGAAGTGATTGACGAGCAGCCACGACAGAAGCCACGCCAATACGCTCCGCAGGTCCGTCAAGGCCAGCCGGAGCAGGCCGCTGCCCAGGCTCCACCCAATGGTCCCGCCAGTCCCGACCAGTTGAAGACAGTCACCGACATCCTCCGCGCCTGCCAGATCAAACCGGATGAAGCTGACGCGTTCATCCAGAAAATCCTCCACGACCAGACGGTCACAAGCGTAAGCCTCACGGCGGTGCAGGCACAAACATTCATCAACGAATACCACAAGCACATGCAGCAGCAAGGAGCAGCACAATGAAATACAACCCGAAGAAACTCACCTACGGCGACGCGCTCAAAATCTCGACAGCCAACATGACCGTCACCGTCGAAGTCGGAGGCGTACAGCATGTCACCGGCAAGCTGAAGCACATCGACATGGACGACGCGCTCGCCTGCGACGATCCCGCGCTCCGTGATCTCATGGCATTGTCGCTCATCATCACGGACAACGAGTATTTCGTCGTCCGAGACGACGATAAGGGAATCCTATGCCCGGCCATCAGATTCGACCATGACCTGAACGTCACCTGGAACACGATCATCTCCATCGAAGAGAATCCCGACGACGGCGTGGAGCTGGACTTCGCCGACTGGAAGGCGACGCTCGTCAAGGTCGAGACCCCCACCGCCGACGAGGACAAGCCAACCGATGACACCAAAGCCGAGGAGTGGGAGAAGCAGCTTCCCAAGGCCAACGGATTCTACAAGGCCGCGACCGGCAGCGTATGGCTCCACACGGGCGACACTTGGACGCCCATCCTGGACCATCACGGCAACGTTCCGCCGCACGCCTTGCAGCAGACCACCGAGGCATTCGCCGTCAGCAGCCATTCGAAACGATTCCCGTTCGAACGCCTCAGCGAGAAGAAACTGCCGACCCGTCCGGGCTTCTACCGCAACAAGGACAAGACGAACCTATACCACCTCAACAGTTGCGGCGTGTGGAAGCTCATCGCCTACATGGGACCGGACTTCGACTCGCATTCGTTGAAGGACCCATGGAAGTCGCAGTTCACTCCAGCGTTGAGCGGCGAGGTCATGTCCGAGAGAGACGTCCGAAACGACATGCCGCTCCACTACTACAAGCTCGGTCTCAAACAGCCGAAGGAAGACAAGGAAAACTTTTGAACATCACCAGACGAGCCGGATGCACGTGCGCGTACTGCGTGCGTCACGATCCAGTCAAGACGGGACTCATCCCATACTGCCGTAAATGCGGCAAAAGCACTTGCGCCGCAGCACGAAGCCACATGATCATGTGCAACGTCGAAGCATCCAACAGCCACAAGACGGCTGACCGTCTCAAAAACATGAAAGCCGAAGACCAGCAGGGATGGGTCGGACTCGAAACCCATCCACGACACGACAAGGAGAACAAGCAATGAGCACTCCGACCATCATCCTCGTGGGACGAATCGTCAAAATCAAAAAGGACGGCAACCTGTTCAACGCCGGAACCACGAAGAACGGCAAGAACTACATCCAGTTCCGCATCCTCTGCTCCAACAGGGTCAAGAACCCGGACGGCTCATGGGGTTACGGCGCATCCTGCTCACGCACCTGCGAAGCATGGAACGATCTCGCCACGCACATCCAGAACAGCATCAAGGAAGGCGACGAGTATATCGTCATCGGCAACGAGTCCGATGATCGTTTCGATGATTCGTCCGGCGTCACCCACTACACGCAGAAGGTCAACGTCCGCGAGATCGGTCCGAGTCTCCGGTGGGGCACCGCCCAACTGGAGAACGCAAGCCAGCAGTACGGCCAACGCCAGACCGCAGCCGCTCCCGCTCCCGCCATGCCGCAGCAGGCAGGCCCCGACCCGTGGAGTGGCAGCGGATTCGACGGGTTCGGACAGCCCGCAGGAGAACCGGCGTTCTGATGCCACGCAACCGACAGTCGGCCAAAAAAGCCGGAACGGCAATGGAAACGGCGGTGGAACACTACCTGCAATGGGCGTTGAACGACCAACGCATCATCCGCCGCCGTCTCCACGGCAGCGACGACCTAGGCGACATCGCGAACATCTTCTTCCACGGACAGCCGGTATGCGTGGAAGTCAAGAACACCAAACGCCTCGACGCCACGAAACACTACAACGAGGCGGTCGAGGAGGCCGGAAACCTTGACAGCCCCTACCCGTGGGTCGTGCAGAAGAAACCACGCGTCGGCCTGACCACACTCGAACGAATCGGCCAACAGCTCGCATACACGGATCTGGAAACCTACCACACCATGTGCGCGCTGTCCGGACGGTTCACTGAAAAATTCGACACCGACCTCATCGGGCGGAGCGGACAATACGTCTGCATCACCTTGGAGAACCTAGCCCTCATCCTCAACGATGGACTGCCACTCGGACCGGAAGGACAATCATGACCGCGATAGTCGCCATATGCGCCATCGTCGTCAGCGCCATCGGATTCGTCATCATGCTCGGCTCCGTTGACCTCATCGACCGTAACAGGCCGTCAGGCGACTGGCTGTGGATATTGGGCATGATCCTAATCGAGGGCGGTGTGATAACCATCCTCATCGACATCGGGATAGGACTCATGACATGACGGGAGAATCTGAAGTGAGGGACGGCTACACCCGGCTCGACAACGGATTCTGGGCCGACGCGAGGATATGCAGGCTCCGCGACGAAATGCCAAGGGCGGCGCTCATCTACGTCATGGCATTGAGCTGGTGCAGCTGCAACCTCACGGATGGGGACATCGACACCGACCAGCTGACGTACACGCTTGGCGCATCCGAACAGGAGATCGAAACCCTCATCGACATCGGCCTGTTCCAACAGACCATCACCGGCGTGCGCATCAACGAATACCAGTCGAACGGGAACCACACCAGAAAAGAACTCGCCGACCGGACGGCCCGCAACACGGCAAGCAAACGCCGAAGCCGCGCACGACAGGCATCCGACGACAAGTATTCCGCCGATTTCGAAACCTTCTGGAAAGCGTATCCACGACACGTTGACAAGCGTCCAGCCTGGAAAGCATGGAAGAACGCCATCCAAGACACGGGCGCGGACACCATCATCAACAGCGCCCGAGCCTATGCCAGACAGGTCGAGATCGAAGGAACCGAACCCAAATACGTCAAATACGCGGCCACATGGCTCAACTCGGCGGGGTGGGAAAACGAATACGACATCCGACCATCCCTCACCCTCCGCACCAATCCGACCATGATGAGCCGCAACGAATCGAACCGCATGGCGAACCTCAACAGGGCATGGCAGTACATGAGCGACGAGGAACGCCAACGGGCGATGGGAGGAACAGGATGATAACCAAAGGAGAGGCCGCGATGCTGCTGACCACGATCAACGCGCATCACGGCAACGCCCAATGGGACGACCTGCAATTGGACGAGTTCTACCGCGAACTCGACAAGCGCAACAACATCCAAGACATGCGGACGGCGGTCGTGAGATTCTATGCGACCAAATCGGACAAGTGGATGCGTGCCGCCGACATCAACATCCTCTGCAAGAAAATTCGCGCAAGCCGGATTCCCGACGAGAACACCATCCAGCAGCTCGCCGCCAAGCATCACGTCACGGCGGACGACTATTGGGAGTTCAAACGTCGCGTCGTCTTCGGCACCGCGCGGGAAGCCCGAGAGTTGGGCGAAGCAGTCAGCAAGGCCCTCGAACAGGCCGACCGTCCGCAAATCGCATCCAAGCCCATCGCACGCCAGCCAACCGTGGACGACGATCTGGGAGACCTGTTCAAAACACCATGAGCAAATGGAAGGAAACCAACAAGTACGGCATCCGTGAAAGCAAAGCCGCCTACTGGCGTTACATGCGGCGGATGGACAAGGAAGCCGAAATCCTCAAGGAACTCGAACCACAGCCTCCCACGCATGTGGACCTGACCGGACTGGAAACCTATGTCCAACGATTACGTGAATCCAAGGAGCCAACAATGGACGACAATTATCTCATCTGGTTCGATGTCGAAACCAGCGGACTCGACCCAATGTCCGACAATCTGCTGGAAGTCGAAGCCAGAATCACCGACATGAAGGGCCTTCAGGTGCCATTCGCCGACGACCCCCTGATATTCCATAGAGTCATCCGTTTCGATGACAACACGCCAATCCGCGCGTTCAACAGCACGACCATCGACATGCATTCCAGAAACGGACTCATCGGCGAATGCATGAACGCGGAAGACACGCTCAAAAACGTGGACAAGCAGATGGCCGTCTGGCTCGTCGATACAGGCCTCGACCCCGGTCTCATGCATCCAGCCGGAACCAACGTCCACTTCGATATCCGATGGCTCGACGTGAACATGCCCAACACGAGCGGCATCCTCCACAAGCTCAGCCACCGGCGACTCGACCTCACCAGCTTCCGCCTCTTGCGACTCGCCCACGGCGGCGACCCATACGATCGCGGCCACGAAACCACGCATCGCACAACCGACTGCCTCAACCGAGACATCTCCGAATACAAAACCATCAGCAACCAGCAAGGACAGTGAAATGACCCTAGAAACCCTCGAAATCCAACCGCTCACCCCAAACGCCACAGTCACCCGCGCCCACGACGCGGACGCCGGACTCGACCTACACTGCATCGAAGACTTCCACATCGACGGACTAGGACGCATCACGGTGGGAACCGGCATCGCGATCAACCTGCCCGAAGGCTACATGGCACGAGTCTGCCCACGTTCCGGCCTTGCCAGGAATTACGGCATCGACATCCTCGGCGGCATCATCGACGCCGGATACCGTGGCGAGATCAAAGTCATCCTGCATAACACGTCCACCAGCCGCATCAACTTCCGTTGCGGCGACCGTATCGCGCAACTCGTCATCACGCCGGTGGAAACCCCCAGAATCCGCAAGGTCGTCGAATTCACCGACACGACGGAACGCGGAGGAAACGGATTCGGCTCGACCGGACGATGAACGACGGGAACCAGTCATGAAACGAAACGTCTACACCATCCACGGACAACGATTACGAAACACACAAGCGTCAATGCTTGTCCACATCGTCGAAACGCATCGAATGCCATCATCCGCATTCTACGCGAAACCATTGGCCACGTTGGGTTCCCTCATCGACAGGAATCTCATCATCCCCCTCGCGGACGGCACCTACAAGCCAACCAAGCAAGGCATCGAGACCGCCGACGCGATCAAACGATTAGACAAGGAAGAGCCAACACGACGGCCAAACATCGTCCAACATGGCATCAACCGAAACTTCAACAAGTACTGGAACGACTACTACTCGCATCCACGCACATACGAATACCACCCGACATTGGAAACCATCTGCGAAAGGAACCGATGATGCAGACACTCAGCCCGAAACAGCAGGAAATGCTCACTGACGTGAGCAACATGCAAGGCCAATACCAGGCCGTCGATAACCAGACCGGCAAGGCACTGCTCCGCAAGAAGCTCATCCGCCAAGTGAACGACCGGTTCGAGACAACCAAGGAAGGCGAACGACTGCACATGGAAATCGTGAACCAGGCATTCGAGAAAGCAAAGATGGTGCTAAATGACTGACAACATAAATCCAAGCCACTACAAGGACGGCCCGTTCGAATGCATCGAACTATCCAGGCTCCTTAGTTCCGACTGGGGCCAAGCCGTCCAATACTGCTTCAGATGGCAACACAAGAACGGTCTGGAAGACCTCAAGAAAGCGCTCTGGTTCATCAACGACGCACTCAACCACAACGTGCCACCAGTCGCCGCATGGAACAGAGAAGATGCCTGCGCCTCCGAAGCCAAGGCCGATACGCTTCTCGCAATACTGGGCCGACCTCGGACGATTCTGGCTGGAACTCGAACACGGAACCGCATGGACGGTACGTCTGGCGCTCGCCGAAAAGATCAATGAAATCGAAAAGGAAGGAAAGTAATCATGGAACATATCGTGCAGTTCGCCATTGGTATTGACGACAAGGCCATTCAGAACCGTATTGAGGAATGCGCCTATACGGACGTGCTTAACAAGCTCACCAAAAACGCCGTGGACAGTGTTTTCGCGCACACCAACGCGTATTCGCGGGACATCATGTGGAAGACCTTGATGGCGGACGCTTTGCAAAGCTTCCTCGAAGAACGCAAGGACGAGATCATCGACAAGGCCGCGAACATGCTCGCCGACCGGTTCCAACGGACGAAGAAGTATCGGGAAGTCATGGGTGCCGCCATCGAAAAGGACGGTGAGTGATGGGCGACTTGGACAAGGTTGAGAAAATTCTGATTGTCGTACTGGTGGTATCCCTCGTCGCAACGCTCTTCCTGATGGGAGTAAGCATCTACTCGTACTGGTACGTGGGCACGCATCATGATTACGGCATGAAGACGGTCAAGACCGGCGATGTGACATGGGTCTGCCTCACCGACCACGGCACGACCATCGGCTGCGACACCGTGGAGGAATACCAGTGAACGGCATGGTACAAGCATCTTGACCAGCTGCGTGATCTCGCGCAGAACGAAGGAGATAAAAGTAGTCGAATTCGACCACTTTTCGACGGCATTGGCACTTTGGACACAAGCATCTGGACCGGCTACATCATCTGGCCGAAAGGTGATATGAGACTGCACACATGCCGAGTGTACAAGACGTTCCAAGAGGCATCGGATGTGGCACAGGAGCGCGCCGACTCCCACCACAGGCCGTACGAGGTGCGCATAACCTGCGATACTTCGCAACGAATCATCAAAACCTTTGAACCA